GCTACGCAGAACTTTGCGAACTCCTCGGAGCCCTTTTTCGGCAGGACGACGTTGTAATCTGCGCGCTCCTGTTCGGTACACGCCGGGAGCATCGCGTCGGTGATGTACTTATCCTTTCCAGCCTCGAAGGCTTCGCGCGTGGAAAAGTAGCCGAGCGCGAGTGGCGCGACAATAGATTGCCAGACATTCTTAGCAGCGGCCACGGTCGTAACGGCCGCGGTCGTCGCGGTGCAGAGAGACTTGTAGCTTGTGGTCATTTGATAAACTCCAGTTAATTATTGACTCGACATAGAGAGTATACCATACGCGCACAATCCCACACTTTTCTACAGTGTAGAAACCTGATCCCGCGACCCCACCGGCCCCGCACCCCCCGAAATAAAAATGGGGCCCCCCAGAGGAGAGCGAAGCTCTATAATTTGCACCCCCGGTACCTATTTTTTAAAATTGCCCCTACCCCCCTTAACATCCATAAAACTCTAATAGGGAACACCCCCCTATAGGATTCCGCACCTCCTTGTATTAGTTAAAATTTCCTATACACTCCGCGAAACGACATTACGGACTTCCCATGCCGATTGTTGCATCGCCGGAACTAGGGATCCCGTTCCCCTTTGACACTACGCCAGAAGAGCTAAACGACTTCCGCGAGCGGGCCCATGCCTATTTCAAAACTGTCGAAGCTTTGGTCGAGCAGGGTCTGGAAGTCGAAGTAACCGATGAGGACAAGCGGGAGTCTCATCGAATCATGGCAGCGCAAAGCCTGCCCCCTGCCAAGACACTTACGTCAGGCACCATAGCCAACCTAGAAGCCATTCTCACGGAGTGGGATCAGGAAGTGCTGGACGTGCACCGCAGGTTGCGTAACTACGTCACCAACAAGTTAATAGTCGAGACTACGGACGAGGATCCTAAAATCCGTCTTAAGGCGTTGGAGCTTCTTGGCAAGTCTTCCAATGTCGGTATGTTCAATGAACGATTGGACGTGAACGTGACCCACCGCACGGTGCAAGATATTGAGACAGAGCTTCGCAAGACTTTGGAGCTATACGGCGGGGATTATGTCGAAGTTCCCGAAGAGCCTATTGGAAGCATTGGCGAGATAGACCTTGATGAAGAACTAGGGCCTTTAGAAGACGCAGATGAACCCAGCCCTGCTGAATGAAGCAGAGCGCCTGCTGCCAAACATGCCGGAAGCCGCAAGGCAGAAGGTAGGTGCGCTAGTTGCAGAAGCCCGTCGCACCATGACCAAGGACTTGGCCCGTAAAGATTTCATGGCGTATGTGAAGTACGTCTGGCCGGGGTTTATCCACGGACGACACCACGAGAAGATGGCCCGTGCCTTTGAACGAGTTGCCCAAGGGGAATGCAAGCGACTCATTATTAATATGCCACCCCGGCACGCTATAATGACCAGCACGAAAATCCCCACTACATCTGGAATGAAGGCTATGCGAGACATAGCCGTAGGTGACTATGTGTTCGGCCCCGACGGAGTGCCTGTGCAGGTGCTGGGAAAATCAGGGGTGTTCAAAAACCGCCAGCTATATAAAGTTACTACTGATGATGAAGCGTCCCTTGTAGTGGATAGTGAGCATCTATGGACTGTCAGGCTGAGTAGGAAGAATAGCGTATACCACACGTATACAACCGAGCATCTGTGGCGTAGGCAGAACGGGGAAGTACTTCGTACCAAGCGGACTGGAGGTGCTGAATTCATTTCCGGAAAGTCCACAAAGCTGCCGCGCTTGCCGCGTCTACCTGACTGTGCGCCAGCACAGTACCCGGAAGCTGAATTGCCTGTAGACCCCTATATGCTCGGCGTATGGCTTGGAGATGGGTCTAGGAGTAATGCAGTCATAACCAGCCATGACGATGACTCGGTATTTGTACGCCCAGAACTGGAACGTCGTGGGTATGCAACTTCAGATCAGTCTACGCGAATGACGTTTGGGGTCTTGGATCTTAAGATAAAGCTTCGGGAGTTAGGAGTTCTTGGTAACAAACACATTCCTAGGGGATACCTTACTGCCGGGGTGCAGCAACGCCGGGACCTGCTCAAGGGGCTTATGGATACGGACGGTAATGTGTCCAAAGCCGGGCAGTGCTTTTTTGCTCAGAGCAATCGGGCGTTTATAGAGCAGGTAGCGGAGTTGATCAGGAGTCTTGGCATCAAAGCCAACATTCTTGAGTCAGAAGCCAAGATTGGGGATAAATCCTATGGACCCACGTGGAAGATTTCGTTCTATGCGTCAGACATATTCAACCTGCCTAGGAAAGAAGTAAGGACACTAAAGACAAAACCAGCTTTTGGGCGATACATAAAAGTAGAGAAGCTGGATACGTTTGGTGATACGCAGTGCATCAAGGTGGATCGTGAGGATGGACTCTTCTTGGCGGGGGAGGGGTATATCTGTACCCACAACACCAAGTCTGAGTTCGCATCCTACCTGCTGCCTAGCTGGTTTCTTGGACTATACCCGGGTAAGAAAATTATCCAGAGTTCCCATACCGCAGAGCTTGCAGTGGGCTTTGGCCGTAAAGTTCGTAACCTAGTGGACTCAGATGTATATAAAGACATATTCCCCGATGTCGCCCTACAAGCTGATAGCAAAGCCGCTGGCCGTTGGGCTACTAGTCATGCTGGTGAGTATTTTGCTATTGGTATTGGCGGTGCGGTCACTGGCAAGGGTGCTGACCTTCTCATTATCGACGATCCTCATTCCGAGCAGGAAGCAACGCTAGCCGAGACAGACCCCGGCATCTACGACAAAACTTATGAGTGGTATACCTCTGGCCCCCGGCAGCGTCTGCAACCGGGTGGGGCTATTGTCATAGTCATGACCAGATGGAGTAAGAAAGACCTGACAGGGCAGGTAGTCAAGGCCGCTGCTCAGCGGTCTGGCGAGGAATGGGAAGTGATTGAATTTCCAGCACTTCTACCTTCTGGGAAACCCCTCTGGCCTCAGTTCTGGCCTTTTGAAGAACTTGAGGCGCTGCGCAACGAGCTTCCCAATTCCAAATGGATGGCGCAGTACCAGCAGTCCCCCACTTCAGATGTAGCGGCTATTATCAAACGGGAATGGTGGAACGTGTGGGAGGAAGATACTCCTCCGTTCTGCGAGTTCCTGATAATGTCTTGGGATACGGCGTTCCTCAAGACCGAGCGAGCCGACTACTCGGCCTGTACCACATGGGGCGTGTTTCAGCAGCCGGACGACACCGGCAAGATGCAGTCCAACATTATCCTGCTCAATGCGTTCAAAGAGCGCATGGAGTTTCCGGAACTCAAGCAAACAGCTTTTAATGAGTGGAAGGAATGGAAACCAGACAGCCTGATCGTCGAGGCCAAGGCCGCAGGTAGCCCCCTTATTTTTGAGCTTCGGGCCATGGGTATTCCGGTGCAGGAGTTTACCCCTTCCAAGGGTAACGACAAAATTGCCCGCCTTAATGCCGTCGCTGATATATTTGCGTCCGGGCGGGTATGGGTTCCTAATACTCATTGGGCAGAAGAATTAGTTGAAGAGGTTGCCAGCTTTCCGTCCGGCGAGCATGACGACCTTGTGGACTCCATGACCCAAGCCTTGCTGCGGTATCGCCGTGGCGGGTTTATACGCCTTGACTCCGACGAGCCAGATCCAGTTCCAAGATTCAGATCCGCTAGAGCGCGGATGCAGGGGTATTACTGATGGTCTATCCAGCCATGCTGTTGGGCTTCCTGTTTTGTCTGGCATACCTGATTTTGAATCTGGCCCTGACGGTAGTTGGCTTTTTTGTTACCCCCGTGGCGATCTTGTTTGGCAAAACCAAGTTGTCTCTTACCGGAGTTAATATTTTTTCGGCCCCCCGGTGGCTCTGGCTTTTTGGCAATGACGAAGATGGGTATGACCCTAATTGGTACCGGATACTGCACCCCACATGGGGTGTGTTTAAACGGCGCTGGGTCTGGGCGGCGTTCAGGAACTCGGTAAATAACCTCCGGTTCATCAAAGTACTCAACCCCCCGCCGCAGATGGGCAAGATCCAGTACCGCAGGTGGGGCAATCTCTATTTTATCTGGCAGGGTATCTTTTGCCGGTTTGTCTATATTGGCAAAACAGGTACATGGTATACGCTGGGCTGGAAGTACTGGATCATAGATGCAGCCCTGCCCTGCAAAGATATTCGTAAATTTGGCGTCGGCTTTGGAGCAAGAAAACAATGAGTGTAGACAAATCCCTATCCCAAGCCCCGTCGGGACTTGGCTCTCTTTCCGAAGCTGACCCGATCACGGTAGAAGTTGTAGATCCCGAGGCAGTCCATATTTCTGGTCCCGGCTTTGAAATGCACATGGAGCATGGGGAGCGTGAGTTTGACTCCAATATTGCCGAGGACATAAGCGAGGGGCAGCTAATGTCCATTGCCAGCGATTTGCTGGGGGACTATGACGCGGATCTTGCGGGGCGCAAGGATTGGCTGGATACCTACGTCAAGGGGTTGAAGTTGCTGGGCCTGAAGTACGAGGCCCGCTCCGAGCCGTGGCCGGGGGCCAGCGGGGTGTTCCACCCGCTCCTCATGGAGTCGGCGGTCAAATTTCAGGCTGAGATGATCACGGAGACTTTTCCCGCTGCGGGTCCGGTTCGGGCCAAGATCATCGGTAAGGAAACTCCTGAAAAGAAAGATGCCGCCCTGCGCGTTGAAGCGGATATGAACTATACGCTTACCGAGGCAATGCCTGAGTACCGCCCGGAGCATGAGAAGACCCTGCTCACCGTGGCGCTGGCGGGTAATGCGTTCAAAAAGATTTATTTTAACCCCTCGATCAGCCTTCCTGAAGCCCCGTTTATCCCGCCCGAGGATGTAATCGTTCCCTATGGCGCACCCAGTATCGAAGCCGCAGAGCGCATTACGCACCGTATGCGGAAGACTGAAAATGAATTGCGTAAGCTTCAGGTTGCAGGTTTCTATCGTGATGTTGATCTGGGTAATCCAGTTCAAGTTATGGACGAAGTTGAGAAAGAAAAATCCCGGGATCAGGGGTTCCAAGCTTCGATAGATAATCGTTTCCAGCTTTTGGAAATGCACGTCAACTTAAATCTGGAAGGCTATGAAGACAAAGACAAAAAAGGCAAAGAAACCGGGATCGCGCTCCCGTACGTCGTCACCATCGAAAAAGGCACCAGCACGGTCCTTGCCATCCGCCGCAACTGGAAAGAAGAAGACAAGCTCAAGCGCCGTCGCCAGCACTTTGTCCACTACGGTTACATCCCCGGTTTTGGCTTCTACTATTTCGGGCTTATCCACCTCATCGGCGGGCATACCCAGACAGCGACTTCGCTTCTTCGCCAGCTTATCGATGCGGGTACGCTCAGCAATCTTCCGGGCGGGCTTAAAGCTCGCGGGCTTCGCGTCAAAGGGGACGATACGCCTATTGCCCCCGGAGAATTCCGCGATGTAGATCTGCCCTCTGGGGCAATCCGCGATAACATCATGATGCTTCCTTATAAGGAGCCAAGTCAGGTTCTGATGGCCCTGATGGATAAAGTCGTGGTGGACGGTCGGCAGTTCGCTGCCACGGCGGATCTTAATGTGTCGGATATGTCGGGTAATGCCCCGGTAGGTACGACGCTGGCTATTCTTGAGCGTGTCCTTAAGGTGATGTCGGCTGTTCAGGCCCGCATCCACTACACGATGAAGCAGGAGTTCAAGCTCCTTGCGGCAATCATTCGTGACAATACAGCAGAGGATTACGATTATGAACCTGAAACCGGATCAGCTTCTGCTAAGCGTAGCGATTACGATCATGTTGATGTTCTTCCTGTTTCCGACCCTAACGCTTCAACTATGGCGCAGCGGGTTATCCAGTATCAGGCTGTCATACAGATGGCTCAAGGTGCGCCTCAGATCTATGATCTCCCGTATCTCCACAGGCAGATGATCGAAACGCTGGGGGTTAAAAACGCCCAGAAGATCATTCCGCTCAAGGAAGATATGAAGCCAATCGATCCGGTCTCGGAAAACATGGCTCTCATGAACGGCAAGCCGGTCAAGGCGTTTATCTACCAAGATCACCAGTCGCATATTGGTGTGCATATGGCGGCTATGCACGACCCGAAGATTGCGCAGGTAATGGGGCAGAATCCGCAGGCGCAGGCAATCATGGCTGCGGCCAACGCCCATATCATGGAGCACATTGCGTTCGAGTACAGGGCGCAGATCCAGCAGAGACTGGGGGCTACCCTGCCGCCGCCTCCGCAAGTTGTCCTTGCCGGTACCGAGGATGATGAGGATGACCCGGGGTATCTAACCCCGCAGATGGAGGTTCAGGTCAGCCAGCTTGCGGCAATGGCCGCGCAGCAGCTTCTGGCCCAGAACCAGAATCAGGCTCAGCAGCAGCAGATCCAGCAGCAACAGCAGGATCCGATTATCCAGATGCAGCAGCAGGAGCTTCAGATCAAACAGCAGGAGCTTCAGCTTAAGCAGCAGGCCCAGCAGGCTGACCAGCAGTTCAAGCAGCAGCAGCTACAGCTTGAGGCGCAGATCGCCAAGATGCAGACGGAAGCAAAAACTAAAAAGGATCTTATGGATGCGGCTGGTAGGGCCGATGACCATGAGCTTCGCAAACACGACATCAATAGTCGGCACCACCTTGAGGGTGTCAAGATTGGGAAAGACATCGCCCAAAGCAAGCAGGAACATACCCTTGCGGGCGCACAGATGGGAGCAGATATCGCCAAGCATCAGCATGGGGTAGCCGCAGATCTTGTCAAACACGCCGCTACGCTGGACGCACAAAACCAGCAGGCGCAAAACCAACAGGGCACTGAAGAATGAATAGGGATGATTCTGGGCTGAATTACTTGCTTAGGTTGTTGGACGAGCGGCGGCAAATTGCCGCCGACAACATCCTTACTGGTAGGGCCACTCCGGAGGAATACCACAGACTTTGCGGGGTTATTCAGGGTATCGACTTCGCCAAAGACATAATCAAAGACCTTGCAAAACGTATGGAGGATGATGATGAGTGATATTTTGCTATTGGAGACGCGAGAAGAAGCCGAGGCGCGGGAGAAAGCCAAACAGATCCCGGAACCCAAGGGATATCACATCCTGTGCATGGTCCCCAAGATTGACGACTCATATGAGAGCGGCATCCTGAAAGCTGACTCGACTGTGCACGCTGAATCCCAGACTACGCTGGTTCTATATGTTGCCAAGTTGGGCAACATGGCTTACGCCGATAAAGAAAAGTTTCCTACCGGTCCTTGGTGCAAGGCGGGAGATTTTATTATCACGAGGGCTTACGCCGGTACTAGGGTTCTTATCCATGGGACCGAGTGGCGCATCATCAATGACGACACGGTAGAAGCGGTGGTTCAAGACCCCCGTGGTATCCGCCGCGCAGGTTAAGGAGTAAAAAATGGCCGAATTTGAATTGCCAGATATTAAAAAAGGCGCAGAAGATCCCGTTGACGATCTTAAAGTTGAGATTGTCGATGACACGCCCCCCGCAGATCGCAATCGCACCCCTCTCCCTAAAGAGATTGTAGAAGATCTTGAAAGGGATGATCTAGAAGAGTATTCCGAAAAGGTTCAGAAACGCTTGTCCCAGATGAAAAAAGTCTGGCATGACGAGCGCCGGGAAAAAGAAAAAGCCGCCCGAGAACGTGAGGAAGCCCTTCAGTTTGCTCAGAATGCCATAGCGGAAAATAAGCAGCTAAAACAAAGACTTGGGCATGGGGAAAAAGTTTTTATCAGCGAAGTAACCAAATCGGCTACCGCTGAACTGGCCGCTGCTAAAGATGCGTTGGAACGGGCTTACGAATCCGGGAACGCCAAAAGTGTTGCCGATGCGCAGATAGCCCTAAATGACGCGCAGTCCAAACTTCGTGAATATAAACAGTTCAAACCCTCTTTACAGGAAGATAATTTTGAGGTAAAACCTCAAGTACAACAGGTACCTGCAACCCCAAAGGCACCATCCGACTCCAAAGCCGAAGCATGGCGGGAGAAGAATACGTGGTTTGGGGCGAATAAAGGAATGACCGCCTTTGCGTTGGGCCTGCATGAAGAACTGGTCGAAGCTGGTATAGATCCTCGCAGCGATAACTATTACCAGCGAGTCGATTCAACAATGCGAAAGCGATTCCCCGAAAATTTCGAGGAAGAGCAAACGGAAGAGAGGAGCGAACCTCCATCTCCCCGCAAGACGAATACAGTTGTTGCGCCAGCCACGCGGTCTTCCGCGCCTCGTCAGATTCGGTTGTCTTCCTCTCAGGCGTCTATAGCTAAAAAGCTTGGACTAACCCCGGAAGCATACGCTCGTGAATTGATGAAACTGGAGAACAACAATGGCTGAAAATCGTCTGACTCGTGAACTCGAAACCCGCGATACCACTAAGCGCGAAATGACGTGGAAACCCCCGCAGCTTCTGCCTGATCCGAATCCGGTTCCGGGTTGGAAGTTCAAGTGGGTACGGACTATGTTGATGGGTCAGGCTGACCCTACCAATATGTCTGCAAGACTCCGTGAGGGTTGGGAGCCGTGCAAAGCGGAAGACCACCCGGAACTCATGATGCACTCAGATCCAAATTCCAAGTTCAAAGGGAATATTGAGATTGGAGGGCTTCTCCTTTGCAAGACTCCCGAAGACATGGTTAGGCAGCGCACAGATTACTTTGCGAAGCAGAATCAGGCTCAGATGGAGGCTGTGGACAACAATTTTATGCGGTCGCAGGACGAACGAATGCCTCTTTTCAACGAGAAGCGTTCGACCACCACTAAAGGTGCAGCGTTTGGCCGTGGTAATAAATCTTAATTTTTAGGAGACTTTAATGGCTTATCCTACTGTTTCGGCTGGTTACGGGCTGAAGCCCGTTAACCTGATCGGCGGTCGGGTCTATTCGGGTTCTACCCGTATGATTCCGATTACTGAAGCGTACAACACGAACGTGTTTAATGGTGATCCGGTCGGCCTTGCGGCTGGTACCCTGATCAAGAGCGGTATCGTTTACAGCACTAACTCGGCTGTCGCCGGTACGCTGGGTGTGTTCGTGGGCGCGGAATACTCGACTTCGGGTGGTCCGATCTACGGCAAGAATCGTTACCAGTATTGGGCTGCTAACACCGTCGCGCAGGACGCGGTTGGTTATGTGGTCGATGATCCGCAGGCTTGCTTCCGTACGGCGGTGTACGCGCAGGCTTCGGGTAGTGCGTCCAGCACTCCCTCGGCGCTTGGCTATGCCTCGCAGGCATATGTCGGTACGGGCGTCAATCCGGTGAATATCGGCGTTGGTAGCACTGCTACGGGCGACTCGACTGCGGGCGTGTCCACGATTGCCGCCCCGACCAACGGTTCGGGTATCGTTCGTAATACGGCGGGTTCGATGCGTATCGTGCAGCTTGTTCCGGATACGGCGGTCACGCTGTCGGGTTCGGGTACTTCGTCCAGCACGACGGTTACGCTGGGTGCTGCGGTTACTGGCCTTCAGGCTGGTATGCAGATTATCGTGGCGAACACGGCTGGTACGGGCTACACCACGGGCGGTTACCCCGGCGACTACAACTATGTCACTAACGTCAACGGTACGACCGTCACGATTGCCAACGCGATCACGGCGGCTAGCACCGTCAACATGACGTTTGTGGGTTACCCGGAAGTGATCGTTAGCTGGTCTGGTGGTTACCACAGCTATATGAACGCTGCTGGCGTCTAATAAAGGGAGCATATAAATGGCTATTTCACGCGCACAACTTCTCAAGGAACTGCTCCCCGGCCTGAACGCTCTGTTCGGTCTTGAGTACGCTTCCTATGGTGAGGAACACAAGGAACTGTACGAGACTGAAACCTCGGAGCGTTCGTTTGAAGAAGAGACCAAGCTGTCGGGCTTTAACGCGGCTCCGGTCAAGAATGAAGGTCAGGCGATTGCGTACGACAATGCGCAGGAAGCTTGGACCGCTCGTTACAACCACGAGACGATTGCTCTGGGCTTCTCGATCACCGAAGAGGCGATTGAGGACAACCTGTACGACAGTCTGTCGAAGCGGTACACGAAGGGTCTGGCCCGCGCCATGGCGTATACCAAGCAGGTTAAAGCTGCTTCTATCGTCAACAACGGGTTCAACACTCAGTACACGGGCGGCGATGGCGTCCCCCTGTTTAGCACGGCCCACCCGCTGGTTAATGGCGGCACGAACAGCAACACGTTCTCCACGGCTCCGGATCTTAACGAGACTTCGCTTGAAGCCGCCGTTATCCAGATCGCTGCTTGGACTGATGAGCGTGGCCTGCTGATCGCGGCCAAGCCCCGCAAGCTGGTTGTCCCCCCGAACAACATGTTCGTTGCCAAGCGCCTGCTTGACACCGAGCTTCGCGTCGGTACCTCGGACAACGACATCAATGCTCTGAAGAGCATGGGCGCGATTCCGGAAGGCTTCAAGGTCAACCACTTCTTGACGGATACCCACGGTTGGTACCTGCTCACGGACGTGCCGAATGGCCTGAAGCATTTCGTGCGTACCCCGCTTCAGAACTCCATGGATGGAGACTTCGACACGGGCAACGTGCGTTACAAGAGCCGCGAGCGTTATAGCTTCGGCTGGAGTGACCCGCTGGGCGTGTTCGGCTGCGCCTAACGGCGATGAGGGGCTGGGATAATACCTAGCCCCTTTTCCTAGGGATTTTGAGCTATACAGACCGACCTAGCGGATGTTGCACAAACTGTATAGCGACTAGTGCATTAGGAGATTTATCATGGGTTTGCAGACTTTCCTTGGTCCTATCCTTTCTGGTACGCAGAAGAACAACAACCCGGTTGTTGCCACTTCGGCTACCCCCAGCGCGACTTTTCTTCAGCCGGGTACTGGCGGCAGTTACCGTAATACCGGAGCCGGTGATGCGCTTCAGTTTATTAATATCCCTGCCTCGGTTCTGACGGCGATTCCCGCTGCGTCTTTCCCGTATACCTTTATCCCGACCTACTCTGCGTCTGGTGTCAATTATCCGATTGTGCTCCCGGCAGGCGCATATATCGACAATATCGATTTGAACATTTACACAGCACTGTCTTTTAGTGGATCCCCCACGGGGTTCCAGATTGCGGTTAACTTGATTGGTGCTCCGGGATCGACGTATGCGTCGGCTCAGAATATTGCCAATATTGGTTCTTCGGCCAATACGACGGTTCTTCCTACGGCGGGTAACTACGCTCTTGGAAGTACGACCACTGCGATTGCTTCGACTAACCCAATTGTTGCGTCGAGCAACGTCAGCGTGATTACTAATACGGGTCCGACAGATACCCTGCTTCAGCTTGTATTTACGTTTACTGGCGGTACTACTCCCGCAATTTCTGGCGGATCGATTGGGCTTATGGTTAGTTATGTCGTTCGTAACCCGGACGGTTCGTGGTACCCGCAGACGCCGACTAGCCCGATTGCCAACCCACCGGTTGCTACGTACTAATAGCTGGATACTGGCAGGGCTGGTAACCCCAGCCCTGCTTAATTGAGGGTGAGATAATGGCGCAGATTTTAGGTAAGACTAATCCTAGCCCGACCTTCCCGATGTATCCGGCTGGTGCTAAAGCTGTGACGCCTAGCGACACGGCTAACTTGGCATATACGTCTGTTATATATGTGGGCGGCGCAGGCAATATTCAGGTCACGACTCCTACGGGGGATCAGGTTGTATTTCAGGGGTTGACGGCAGGGTCTATCCTTCCGATTCAGGTCGTGCGGGTATGGGCAACTTCCACTACCGCAACTAACTTGGTAGCGATTTACTAAAATGCCATTCGGGTTTGGTAATAGCCTACCAAGCTACCGTGCAGCGGCTGCTGCCGGTACACCCACTGTAAGCTTTGCTTATGGGGTTACAGGCGATTTTGGTTTTGCGGCTGGCGCTGTATCGGCTACATATACCCCACCTACGGGCACTCATCTGGCTCTTGTTTCTGGTGGGTTATTTGGAGCCGCTGCGGCTAATCTGACCGCCACTACTGGTTCTGGTTTTATTCAGCAGATTGGCGGAGGTACATCAGTCTATACTCAGAATGGTAGCTATATTATTAGCGCCAATACCCGTCTTAAATTAGCTTCTTGGTACGTACTTTCTCCTCCTACCCCAGCAACAACAGCTAATCTTCACTATAACTACGCAAGCACCGCGCCAGATGAAGTATCAGTAACGGGTGCGTATTTTACAGGGGTCAGCCAAACAACTCCGTTCGGTACCGCTGTTACCGCGCAGGGTACCAAGACTACTTCGGGAACGGTTTCTGGTTCTGTAACGGTAACTACGGCGGTAGGGGATTACGTTTGCGTCGTGGCGGGCTTTATAGATTTGAATAACGCTCTGGGTACTATTTCTTCTCCCACGGCTACGGTATTGTCTTCTGCACAGCCTACGTTGTATAGCTCATTGTCTGGACAGGCGATACTTGGGATTGTAGCTACTACCACTTCCACTACGGTGACGGTAAATTGCACTACTACTGCGACGCCTAGCGCGTCTTGGCAGCTTCAGGCATTCGTAATTAAGGCGGGTTAATAATGGCTAGTAAAAAGAAAAACTGGATTGCCGGGGCTATTAAAAAGCCCGGAGCATTGCATGAGCAGCTAAAAGTGCCCAAAGGCGAAAAAATCCCGGCCAAAACGCTAGCTAAGGCCGCATCGAAACCGGGAAAACTGGGTCAGAGGGCGCGTTTGGCGCAGACGTTGGGGAAGATGCACGGTGCCAAGTAGTAGTTCCAAACAGCACCGTCTTATGGCAGCGGTTGCCCATAACCCAACCTTCGCACGGAAGGTTGGGATCCCTCAATCTGTTGGTAAAGACTTCTCTGAAGCCGATAAAGGCAAGAAATTCAACAAAGGTGGCGAAATGAAAGAATCTAAGGCAATGGCTGACGCTGAAATGAAGGCGTTGAAGCGTGGACATGCCCCAAAACGTGTGTTGGAGCATGAAAAGTCGGAACACAAAGAGATGGGCTACAAGCACGGTGGAAAAATCGAGACTGCAAAGACCGGTTTTGGCATGAAGAAGGGCGGGCATGTAAAACATCACGAGAAGCACATGAAGCGTGGTGGAGTTAGTGCGGCTCGCATGGCGCGTCCGAAGTCGCCAGTTCCTCCCGCTGCGCTTGCAGCCATGATGGGTGCGCAGGGACCGATGGGTGCAGGCCCAGCAGGTCCGGCTATAGCGCCTCCCGGCATGAAGCATGGCGGTCATGTGCATCATGGTCATGGTGGTATTCATCACCACTCTCATCACCACTATTACACGGGCGGGCATGTGGGTCCGGGTGAGCCGACTACTCCGGGTTCGGAGCGTATGATTGGGCCGAACAAAAGTCGTGATGGAGCCGCTAAGAAAGGGCATACCAAGGGTAAAGTACGTTAAATGGATGGCCGAGATTGGATGAGGAGGCTAGGCAATATGCCTCCCGGGGCCATGGCTGCGTTTAAAGAAGGGTGGTAAAGTGAAGACAGAACCGAAACGTCTAACTAATAAACGTCAGCGGTATACCAAGAATACCAAACGATTTGATGATGGCGGGTCTGTGTCGTTTGGGCAGGCTTATAAAGCCCATCGCGCTGCTGGGGATGATACGTTTGAGTGGAATGGAAAAACCTATACTACCCAGAGCAAAGAAGAAGCTGCTGCGGGCAAGGCTACTCCGGGGCCGTCTAGGCGTAATCAGGGCATGCCTGAAGTAACTGTATCGGCAAGTAGGAACAACCCTAGAGCTATGGATGCGATGGGGGATAGTGATTTGCCCGATAGTTCCATGATGCGGGCGCTTCGTGGCAGTGATCAGGATCGTGCGCAGTACGCAAGAAACGATGAAGTTGCACGGGCTACTCAAGATCAGACTGCTACGCAGGGGCTTGCTAGGGCCATGATGGGGCCGATTGCTGCTGGCGGTACTGCTATCGCTCTAGGAGGAGGACCAAGGAGCGCTTCTACTGCGGGGATGGATGCTGCGGCTGAGGCTAAAGAAGCAGCTAGGATTGCCGATAATAGACGTATGTGGACCGAATATCCCGGGATAATCCGGGGTGCTAAAACTGATGCGGACCTGTCTGGCATTATTGGCGGGTATAAAAAGGGCGGTAGTATCAAAAAGAAATTTGATGGTGGGGG